AGACGCTACTGGTGGTCAAACAATTCCGGCTGGTACTATATATGGCCAATATTCATATGATGGCAATATACCTTCTTCTCCATATTACTTATGGGAAAGACGCACCACCGGTGCTACAGTTATTACTGGGTCAGTAGTCTCTCCAGAATTTACAGAGGGCCCATATACATTGGATGTTGAAGTAAGTGTTCCAGGAAGCTCTACTTTATCTTCAGTTTATACAATTTCTTTAGCAGATAATACAGACGCAACTGACTTTGTTGCTGCTTGGCAAACTGCTGGTATTCTTTATACTACTGCAACTCTAAACACAGATGGCGCTATTGTACTAACACATACTAAAGGCGGCGTTATTGTACTAAATGATTTTGTTGATGGCGTAAGTAATGGTTTAGTTGAAGCTGCCGGATTTGAAATAGGTACAACTATAGGTTGCAAATATGGTCCAAGTGTATCTACTACATTTAGTGCTGTGGCACAATTAAGCACCACAGGTGGCGGTACTCTTGCAACATTTAATGTTCAATTAGAATATGGTGTATATACACTAGTTGGTGATGGCGTTCAAACCGGTGGCACAGGTTACGCATTAGGTGATTCAATTGTCATTAGTGGTGCTGTGTTGGGCGGCGCCGCTGGTGCAAATAATTTAACTGTTAAAGTTGCTGCAATCGGCGGTTCTGGTGCAGTTACTGCGGTTACTATTGTATCAGGTACTGCTACTCAAACTTACACCACACAGTTAAGCAATTGGGTAGAATTTACATATATTGCAAACGAAGGTGCTCCATCAGAAGCGCCTGCTGAAGATACAAATTGGTTCTACTCAGTAGTAGATCAGGTTGATATCATGGTGCAGAAGAATGGTTCATGGATCGGTTATCGTAATACTTCATATGACTCAACAGGTGCCCCAGCGGCTACTGGTTCTAATACAACAGATCCAACTGGCCCAATCATAAGTGCTACTCGTCCAACTACTCAAAGTGACGGTACAACATCCCTATCATATGGTGATTTATGGATCGATACTAGTGACTTAGAAGTATATCCTGTTATTCATCGTTGGGAACAAGTTAATGGTGAAGATACATGGGTATTAATTGATAACACTGATCAAATTAGTTCTAATGGTGTTCTATTCCAAGATGCTCGTTGGGCAACCAGTGGATCAACTAGCCCAGTTGATGATCCTATCCCATCAATTACTTCTCTATTATCTAGCAACTACTTAGACTTAGATGCGCCCAGTCCAGATTTATATCCACAAGGTATGTTGTTGTTTAACACACGCCGTTCAGGATATAATGTTAAGAAATTTAAAACAAATTATTTCAATGCTGTAAGATTCCCAGACGAATCACTACCAGCACAAACTAGCACATGGTTAAGCGTTAGCGGAAATCAAAGTACTGGTGCTCCATTCATGGGTCGTTTTGCTCAACGAAGTATGATTGTAGAATCACTAAGAGCATCTATTGATACTAACACAGATGTCCGTGATGAAGATAATTATTTCAATTTATTAGCTACTCCAAACTATCCAGAGCTACAGCCTAATATGGTTGTTCTAAATGCAGATCGCGGTGAAACTGGCTATATCATTGGTGATACCCCACTAGGTCTTGCAGATAGTGCTACTGAAATTCAAGCTTGGGCTAATAACACCGCTGGTGCAACATCAACTGGTGAAAAGGGACTTGTTACTAGAAGTACATATCTAGGTCTTTTCTATCCAAGTGGAATTACAAATGACTTGTCAGGTAATCAAGTTGTTGTTCCAGCATCACATATGATGTTAAGAACATTCTTGCGTAATGATAACATTGCTTATCCTTGGTTAGCAGCAGCGGGTACACGCAGAGGTAATATTGATAATGCACTAAACATTGGTTATCTAAACAGAACAACCGATGAGTTTGTACCAATCAAAACTCGCATTGGCATTCGTGATGTTCTATATACTAATCAGATTAATCCAATGGTATTCTTTACTGGTGTTGGTCTACTAAACTACGGTAATAAGAATAGTTTTGATTCTACAAGTGCGCTAGACAGAACTAACGTGGCCCGTTTAGTAAACTACCTTCGTCGTCAACTGACTATTGCAGCTAGACCGTTTGTATTTGAACCAAATGATTCAGTTACTCGCCAAGCTATCGCAGGTGTAGTACAGACTCTACTAGTTGACTTAGTTGCAAAGCGTGGTATCTATGATTATCTAGTAGTTTGTGATGAATCAAATAACACACCAGCAAGAATCGACAGAAGTGAGTTATGGATTGACGTTGCAATTGAACCAGTTAAGGCAGCTGAATTCATTTACATTCCAGTTAGAATTCTAAATACTGGCGAGATAGGAAATCAACCACAATAAAAATGATACCCCTTTTGGGGTATCATTATAAAAGATAAATAAGAATATGAAAAATAATTTCTCTATAATTGGATGTTATGTTTATGCATACTTGAGATGTGACGGGACACCTTATTATATCGGAAATAGAAATAAAAATTTAACGGCCCTAGTGCCACACGGAGAATAATTATGGCCACAGCTAGCCAAAGTCTTTTTAATATGACCGTAGCATCTGACAATGCAGGCGGAAACCAGGGCTTGTTAATGCCCAAACTAAGCTACAGATTTAGAGTATTATTTCTAAATTTTGGTGTTGGTGCTTCTACTACAGAATTAACCAAACAAGTAATAGACATTAATCGTCCTAGTCTAAACTTTGCTGAAATAGCAGTACCAGTGTATAACTCTACGCTATATTTAGCAGGCAAACATACTTGGACTGAGCTAACAGTTAATATTAGAGATGATGCACAAGGATCCGTGTCAAAGCTAGTAGGTCAACAACTACAAAAGCAGTTAGATTTTGTTGAACAAGCTAGTGCTGCAACAGGTCAGGATTATAAGTTTCAAACTAATATTGAAATTCTAGACGGTGGTAATGGTACCGCAGTTCCTCAAATATTAGAAACTTGGGAATGCTATGGCTGTTTCTTAAAAGTAGCTACTTATGGATCATTGAACTATACTAACAGCGAAGCAGTGACCATACAAATGCAAATTAGATATGATAACGCAATTCAAGCGCCTCTTGGTTCTGGTGTTGGTACTAATATTGGTAGAATCCTAGGTGGTTCAAGTATTACTGGTATTGGTGCTGGCCAAGGTAATCAAGGCTAATAGTATATAATATGAGTGGATTCTTTCAAAATCTACTGCAAGATTCTGTAAATCAAATTAAGACCGGTGCCGAACAAGCTGTTAACAGCTTTTTCGGCAGCGAGTATCTTAGAGATTACACTCATGCAGCAAAAACATTTAGACCAAATGCATACCAATACGCACCTAAGTTTAAATTTCTATTTCATGTTGAATTTACCATTAACCCTAACTTCTATCCAGCTGACTTTCCTGGAGGAGCTAATTTTGGATTAGATGTTAAATCAGTAAAATTACCATCGTATCAGTTTGATACACATGTATTGAATCAATATAATCGTAAAAGAATAGTGCAAACCAAAATTAAATACGATCCCATTGAAATTCAATTTCATGATGATAATGGCGACATAATTAATAAATTATGGTATAATTATTATACATATTACTATCAAGATGCCAATAAACCAACTGTAACATCAAATGGTAGAAATACTCTTACTACATCAGCTTTTCCAAATAATACAAGTACTTTGGAAAATTATAACCAACGGACTATTTATTCTGATAAACTATCAGGTGGAGGTGATTGGGGGTACATAGGGGAAACTGCTGTACCTGCAATTATTTCAAATGCAAATATAGGAAAATCAAAGGTACCATTTTTCAAAAACATCACCGTATATGGCTTTAACCAACATAATTTTATAGCATATACTTTAATTAATCCTATAATTACTAGATTTCAACATGATACTTATAGCTATGCAGAAACTAATGCAACTATGCAAAATAGCATGACTGTTGATTATGAAACAGTCACTTATAGAAAAGGCTCGATTGATGGTACTAAACCTAGTAATGTTATTACTTCATTTGGAAATGATGCAAACTATGATAGAACACTAAGCCCTATTTCTAGACCCGGATCGCAAGCTAATATTTTAGGTCAAGGTGGATTAGTAAATGCGGCTGGTGGGATAGCAGATAATCTAGCCAATGGTAATATATTAGGTGCTATTCAAAAATCGGGCGCAGCATATAATACATTTAAAAATGCAAATTTAAATCAAGTGGCTAGAGCTGAAATAAATAATACACTATACAATGCTACACTACAATCAATACCTGGAAATCCAAGAAGTGATAGATATTACCCGGCTGCTAGTAGTACCCCTGGCCCCGGATTGGCAGGTAGTACTGCTGGTACCGGATTGTCTGCCCCACAACCAATACAACCACCTAATAGATAAATTATGGCTAGAATAATAGATTCCCGAGCATCACTAGATCAAACCGTTAGGATCTTTGATCAATTTTATAATTTTGACTTAGTAGTCAGTGGTAGTGAATATGATATTGTTCATTCTTATTTCATTTCTGTATGCGAAGCCAAACAAATCGCAGATAATTTTACAGTGTATTTGTTTAGGATATCTCAAGAAACTAAAGTTTCGGTACTAGACTTATTAGAAAATATTCAAGGCCGTAATCAATTAGAAATGAATGTGTTCATTACATATTACCTAAATACTTTCAAATCTAAAACAGCACTATATGGTATAGGTGCTATTCCCCAAGCTAATCAATTTGTAGCAAGAAATGTAGTTCAATAAAATGAGCAAGTGGGCACAAGGCTTATATACAGTAAAGAATGCTGCTAAGTATGTAGGCAAGCGTCAACCAAGATATCGCTCAGGTTGGGAACTAACATTTATGACCTTTTGCGACAATAACAATAGTGTTCTATATTGGGCAAGTGAAGCAATAGCAGTACCTTATAGAAACCCACTAACTGGTAAACCTTCAATGTATATCCCTGATTTTTTTGTAGTATATCAAAATAAAGCAGGTAAGCAAATAGCAGAAATTGTAGAAATAAAGCCAAAAAAACAAAGTCTTATTGAAAGCAGAACCGCAAGTGCTAAAGATAAAGCAGTAGTAGCAGTCAATCATGCTAAGTGGCAAGCGGCCAGTGCATATTGCAGACAAAACGGTTATACTTTTCGCGTAATTACTGAAGACGATTTGTTTAGAAATGGTGCTAGAAAATAATTAGCAGTATTGGTCATGCCCAGAATAAATACATTATGACTAAAAAATTGCAAGAATTATTTGACCTCCCCGACAGTGTAGAATCTGATCTTACTATACCTATACTTGATCAGGCAGAGTTAGTTACTACTGAAGCACTTAGTAATTTAGAAAAAATTGAAAACGCTCTACCCCAAGTTAGAGGGCTAGAATCTAGTGATACTGAACTTGATGAACTATCTGAGCTAGCTATCGATAGCTTTAAAAATCTTCAAGACTTGGGTATGCAAGTAGAAGCTAGATTTTCTGCTGAATTGTTCAACGCAGCTGGTACTATGCTTGGTCATGCCATCACTGCTAAAACAGCAAAAATAAACAAAAAGTTAAGAATGATTGAGCTACAGTTGAAAAAAGCTGTGTTAGATCAAAAAGAAACTCAAAAAAGTAAAGAAATTGAAAATACCCCACTAGGTGAAGGTAGGTCATTAGACAGAAATGAATTACTCAAGATGGCTCAAAATCTAAAGAACAATGATAAATAAATAATAAGGGATTATTATGCGTAGCTTAAAACATTTTATCGTAGAGTCAGTAAAGACTTATAATTACACTATTAAGATCGCTGGTGATGTGGATAAGAACTTTATGGAATTGTTTAAATACAATCTTAATAAGTTTGATCCAGTTAAAATCAGTGATCCCGTAACAACACCTATTCAAAAAGATCCATATGGATTTCCTAATTTGAGTAATCAAAGTATCACTATCATTAAAGCAGAGTTTCGTTATCCAGCCACTGAAACAATGATTCAGCAAATCGCACAATTGTTAGGTTACAATGTGAATATGGTTAGAGTTATTTCCAGTGCTTATGATGATAGCATCAACAGTGAAGCAGAAGGTTACGCTAATGAAATGAAGAATAGTCCAGTGCTTACTCATGAAGAAATGGGTGAGCAACCAGGTGCTAAAGAAGCTAGCAAAGCATATGGTGGGTCTTATTTGGGAAGTATCAAAGATCAAATGAAGGGATCAACTATTGATATCCC